TTCATGAAGAAAAATCTTCCTATGCGTTTGATATCTCAGATTCTCAAAAATTTGTTCAATCATTGTCTTCCAGAATTAAAGCGATTGAAGAATCATCAAGCGTAATACATGCCTTATCAGATATCGGGTTTCATTATTGCCCCTCCTGCTTTAATGAGATAGATCATTCAAAGACTGGGTGCAGGCTGTGTGGGTCAGACCTAAATGGTGAACTCACAGGAAAAGATCCAACATTTAAAATACGTAAAGAAATCGAATTTCAGATTAGCGAATCTAATCATTTGATAGGAATCAGGCAGGAAAAGCTATCGAAGAAAGAAGTTGAAATAAATCAGATAAATACGACCTTAGAATCAAAGCTAAGGGAACTTGCATCACTCGAACGACCATCTACTGAAGTAAGCATACACAACAGAAATATAATCCTATCAATCGGCTCAAAAAATCGGGAAATCAAGCAATTAAATGACAGTAAGGTTCGGTTTGCAAAACTTCATGACCTCTATGAATTACGAGATAGTGTGCAGCGAGAGCTCAATAATATTCGAGATCAAATAGCACGTAGAGAAGCTTCTATTGAGACTGAGCTTACAAGGAAGAAAAATATGTTGTCTGCCCTTACCATAGAAATATTACGGGCAGATCGTGATCATGAGGAGGTTTTTCTAAACGGGAGGAGGGTTGATTTTGATTTTGGAGAAGACAGAGTTTCTATCGATGATAGAGTTTTGTTTTCTGCGAGCTCTATGGTGTATTTGAAGAATGCATTTCGCTTGGCATTGTTGCAAGCCTCTTGCATAGATAAGTCTTATCTATATCCTAGATTTCTCATCATGGATAATGTAGAAGATAAAGGAATGGAACCTCAGCGTAGTCAATTATTCCAGCGAGAAATTGTAAAAGTTTCTTCTACTATAAATATCCCTCACCAGATCATATTCACAACATCGATGATCGACGAGGGCCTTGATAATCCATCGTATTGTATTGGCGATAAATACGATGATCACAATAAATCCCTAAAATTCACCAAAGCCATGTAATAGAAATGCCAAGAAATAATGGAAACTTGAATGCATTTTCGTTCGCTACGCTTTACTACGGAATGTGCCGGTTACAGTTAGCGCGGAGAACTGGGGTCACAGAGAATCAGCACAAGAATCCAGGAATCGGGATCAGAGTTACTTAATGATTAACTTTAGCCCCCAATTTTCTTACATTTGACACCCCACAAAATCCATCTTAATCTGTAATCCCCTCCGCCCGAAACCACGGGCGGAGCCCCTTCTGCCTTACCCCATGCGCTTCTTGCTGCCATCATGGCGGCATGACAAGACAAATCAAAAGCATCATCATCCATTGCAGCGCCACGCCTGACGGCAAGTGGGTCATGGCAGGCGAAATCGACTTGTGGCACAAAGATCGCGGCTTCAAGCGCGCGGACGAATTCCGTCAGCGGCAAAATCCCACCCTGGCCGCCATTGGTTATCACTTCGTGATTCTCGTCAACGGCACGGTCGCCACTGGCCGCCATCTGGACGAAGCAGGCGCGCATGCGCCAGGCTTCGACAGCAAAAGCATTGGCATCTGCCTGATTGGCACCGGCAAATTCACGGCAGCGCAATGGCTTAGTCTGCGGCAAAACGTGCTTGGATTGCAAGAACACGTGATGCTCATACAGGCAGACAAAGCACCGGTGCGCGTGTTGGGGCATCGTGACCTGCCGGGAGCTGGCACCCCTTGCCCCGGGTTTTCCGTATCGGATTGGGTAAAAAACGACATGCGCCCATTGAGCGCACATCTCCTGGATGAATCGGGGATTGCAGATGCAGAATAAACGCAATGCCCTGATTGGCCTGTCCGCCGCCGCGCTGGTGGCGATTGCCTGGTCTGAGGGTTACCGTGAGCATGCCTATGATGATGGCGTGGGCGTGCAAACCATTGGCTTTGGCACCACACTCGATGTCGAGTCGGGAGACCAGACAGACCCGGTGCGCGCGCTGGGGATGCTATATCGTGATGCGAATGAAATCACCAAACAAATTAGCTGTTGCGTTGGGGATGTGCCCGTTTATCAACACGAGGGCGATGCCTTTGTCAGCCTGGCATACAACATCGGCGCAAGCGCATTCTGCAAATCCACCCTTGTTAAAAAATTAAAACAGACCCCACCCGATTATGCTGGCGCATGTACCGAAATCCTGCGCTGGAGAAAGGGAGGTGGGCGAGTGCTAAATGGACTGGTTAAGCGCCGTCAGCAGGAATATGAACTGTGCACGCAGGGTGACGGCAAATGATTCCCTTATTTTCACCCTGGTTCTGGTTGGCGGCTTTGCTTAGCGCACTCGCTCTGCTCGGCATCGGCTACCACCAGGGCCATGAGAATGGCAAGAACGGCTGCCTGGCTGATCAAGCCTCCGCCCTCGAATCCGCCATCAAGCAAGCGCAGACCCAAGCCATTAAGCAGGCCAAAGCCGAGCTGCAAGTCACGCGGGAACTTGAAGCCGCACGCGAAAAAGTGCGTACCGTATACGTGAGAATCAAGGAAAAAGCCGATGAAAACATCGATCAAAACAGCGGCTATGGCGATTGCGGCCTCGATGCTGACGGCCTGCGCCTCTACAACGCTAAGCCCGCTGCTCAAGCCCCCAACCAGACAGCCACCAGCATCATTAACCTCCCCTTGTCCGGATCTGCCGGAAGCGCGAGATGGCCGGTTGGCGACCCTGTTGCGCAACAGCCTGGAGCGATCCCAGCTTTATTACGAATGTCAGGCGAAACACAAGGCGCTCTCGGAATGGGCCACCCCTCCCCCGGAGAAGACCGGTAAATGAACGAGGACGAATTAGCGCAAGCCATCGAGCTTGCCGAATATGAGGCAACACAACGGCGCGCCATCCGGCCAGAAGCACAAGCGCCTGCGCTCAGCCACTGCAAGGATTGCGCCGAGGAAATCCCCCAGGCGAGGCGGGAAATCAAGGGCGTTACCCGCTGCATTGATTGCCAGCAAGAACACGAATTAACCATAAAAAGAGGCTTATGACCATGACTGACGAACACATGCTGCTACTGGGGGAGATCAAAGGCAAGCTCGATCTCGTGATCGAGAGACAGGATGAAGGCAACACCCGGCTGGATAAACTGGACAACCGCCTGCGCAAGGTCGAGACCAAATCAGCCATCAACGGCGCGATCAGCGGCGGTCTGGTATCGGTGGGTGTGGCCCTCATGATCGAAAAAGGCAAATCCCTGATCGGGTTATAAAAATAAATCATGAGTGCCGTAACCAGAGCCCTTAAAACAGAAATTGCAAAACTGGAAAAGCGCCTGGAGCGGCTGAAAGAAGTAATCGATGCAGAGCCTATGTCCCGAATTTTCGAAATAGGCAGAGAGAGTGCCCAAATAATCGAGAAACACCGGGACGATTACGCAACGATAGCCAAGCTACTGGAGCCGCTGAAGAAAGAAGAAAAGAGAATGTATGCATTGGCAAAAAAACAAGAAAAGTTAGCAGAAATGATTGATGACCAGATCGATCTTGAGTTTGAAATAAGGGAATTAAAAGACAGGCTTTTTTGGGAAGAAAAGCGAGCGAAATAACAAAATAATTTATGGCCCATTCCCCCGAAACAACATCTGCAGTTAGATCTGCTTACGTTTATGAAGCGTTAAATCTGGAAGCGATTTCTGATCGGTTTAACATGCCGCGCAGCACGATCACGCGCTGGAAAAAAGCCGCGCTGAAAAATGGCGATAACTGGGATCGCGCCCGCGCTGCTGCCAGGCTCTCAGGTGAAGGCGCAGAAGCGGTCACCGCCGCCGTGCTGGAAGATTTCATGCTGCTGTTTCAAAGCACCATGGAAGACGTCAAAAACAGCCAGGACATCAAGCCACTTGATAAGGCCGAAGTGCTGTCGCGCATCTCGGACGCCTACGCCAAAACCATGAATGCCATTACCAAAGGGAACCCCAAGCTGGACAAACTCAGCTTTGCCGCCGGTATGCTGCGCGACCTGGTGCAGTTCATCCAGACCCATTACCCGCAACATGCGACAGCGATGGAAGAAGTGCTGTTGCCGTTTGGCGAGAGCATCGGCAAGCGCTATGGCTAAGACTACCCAGAAAGCTTTCCTGCAGGAGCTGACGCAGTTAGCCAGTGAATTCCGCCGCCAGATCGAGGCCAATGTAGACGGCTTCGCGCCAGACAGCACCGCCAGAAAAGCCCGGCAGGAACGCGCCCAGCAGGATCTGGAATTCTTCGCGCGCACCTATTTCCCGCACTACATCAAGCACCCCAATGCCAATCTGCATGACTTCCTTTATGAGCGCCTGAAAGAGATCGTCGATAACGTCATCGGTGATCATGACGCCATCGCCGCGCCGCGCGGCAATGCCAAATCCACGCTGGTCACGCAGATCTTCGTCATCTGGTGCATCGTCACCGGACGTAAACACTACCCGGTGATCGTCATGGACGCACTCGACCAGGCGCTTCCCATGCTGGAAGCGATCAAGGCCGAGTTGCAATTCAATCCGCGCCTGATCATGGACTACCCGCAAGCCACCGGCCAGGGGCGCGTGTGGCAGGTTGGCACCATCGTGACCAGCAATGACGCCAAGGTGCAGGTATTCGGCTCGGGCAAACGCATGCGCGGCCTTAGACATGGCCCGCACCGGCCCGATCTGGTAATCGGCGATGATCTGGAAAACGATGAAAACGTGCGCAGCCCGGAGCAGCGCGACAAGCTGGAATCGTGGCTCAAAAAAACCGTGCTGTCACTCGGGCCTGCGGATGACAGCATGGACGTGGTCATCATCGGCACCATCCTGCACTATGACTCGGTGCTGGCTCGTCTCATCAAAAACCCGCTGTGGAAAGCGAAAAAATTCAGAGCAATCATCGAATGGCCGCACCGCATGGACTTGTGGGACAAGTGGGAAGAGCTATTGCTCAATCAGGGTGAGGTGGAGGCGCTGGCCTACTACACTGAACGTAAGCTAGAGATGGAAGCCGGGGCTATCGTTGCCTGGCCTGCCGCCCAGCCGCTCTACAAACTCATGGTCAAACGCGCACGCGATGGCCGCCCGGCATTCGACAGCGAGCAACAGAACGACCCGGTATCCGGCGATGACGCCCCTTTTGCCAACAGCATTCACTTCTGGGTCAACCGGCTCATAGAGTGGCGCTTCTTCGGCGCATGCGATCCCAGCCTGGGCAAGCATGGCGCAAGCCGCGATCCCTCCGCCCTGCTGGTGGGCGGTTTCAACCGGGCGACCGGTATTCTGGACGTGGTGGAGGCGCTCATCAAAAAACGCCTGCCTGACCGCATCATCGAAGACGTCATCGAGCTACAAAAACAATACCGCTGCGTGCTGTGGGTAGTGGAAACAGTGCAGTTCCAGGAGTTCCTGCGCACCGAGCTCGTCAAGCGCTCGGCTAGCAGAGGCGTGCCTGTACCCGCCCGCGCGATTCAGCCCAGCAGCGACAAGCTATTAAGAATCGAAACCCTGCAACCGCACATGGCCAACGGCCTGATCCGCCTGCATCCCTCGCAAGCCACGCTGATCGATCAGTTGCGCCATTTTCCCAAAGCCGACCACGACGACGGCCCCGATGCGCTGCACATGTTATGGATGGCCGCCACGACCAGCAGCACCGGCATGGCCTACCAGGGCGCGGGCAAATCAAAAAATGAAGGAGGAGCCTGGTAATGCCCAGAATCGTCGACATATACGGCAACCCGATTGATAGCGGCAAACTCAAGGAATCGCAGACCGCCAAGATAGGACATCTGCGGCACGAATTCGCCGGACACCCGAGCCGGGGACTCACGCCCGCCAAGCTTGCCCGAATCCTGGAGAACGCCGAGCAAGGCGACATCCGCGCGCAGCATGATCTGTTCCTGGACATGGAGGAAAAAGACGGGCACATCCATGCTGAGATGAGCAAGCGCAAACGCGCCCTGCTGACCGGTCAATGGGATATCGTGCCGCCACGCAACCCCTCCGCACGTGAGAAGAAAACCGCCGCCGCAGTCAAGGAACTGCTGCTGGATATGTCCAATCTGGAAGATGTCATGCTCGATTGCCTGGACGGCATCGGCCACGGCTTCGCCTGCCTGGAAATTGAATGGCAACGGTTAGGAAGCCAATGGCTGCCGAAGACCATTCATCACCGGCCGCAAAGCTGGTTCATGACCGACCGTGCCACACGCACAGAAATCAGGCTACGTGACCTCTCACTGGATGGCGCGATGTTGCAGCCATTCGGCTGGATCACGCATGTGCACAAGGCTAAATCCGGTTATTTATCGCGCGCCGGGCTGCACCGGGTGCTGGCTTGGCCATTCCTGTTCAAGAATTACTCGGTACGCGACCTGGCGGAATTCCTGGAAATCTACGGCTTGCCGTTACGCCTGGGGACTTACCCCAGCGGCAGCGGGGATGAGGAAAAAGCGACACTATTACGGGCGGTGATGCAGATCGGCCACGATGCGGCCGGTATCATCCCGGAAGGCATGTCAATTGATTTCAAGGAAGCGGCCAAAGGCAGCCACGATCCCTACCAGGCAATGATGGATTGGTGCGAACGCACGCAAAGCAAAACCATACTCGGCGGCACCCTCACCACGCAGGCCGACGGCAAATCGAGCACCAATGCATTGGGTAACGTGCACAACGAAGTGCGCCACGATCTCATGATGTCCGACAGCCTGCAACTGGCAGGCACCCTCACACGCGATCTGGTCGTGCCCCTGATGGTGCTGAACATCGGTGCGATCGAGGATATGCGCCGCATCCCGCGCTTCATCATCGATCTGCGCGAACCGGAGGATTTGAGTTTGTACGCGGAAGCACTGCCCAAGCTGGTCGATATCGGCCTGCCGGTGCCGGTTTCCTGGGCACAGGATAAACTGCGCATTCCCGCCCCGGAAAAAGACGAGCCGGTACTGGTGCGCTCCAAACCCTCTATTCCAGAAAATGCACCGCCTGCCGCCGCAACCGGCATCGTGGCCGCTACCACACAAAACGGCCAGGACGAATTCGACATCTTTAGTGATGAACTCGCCAGTGATTGGGAGCGCGTCACCGATCCGCTGATTGCGCCCATCATGGCACTGGCTGAAAGCAGCGACAACTTCGAAGCTTTCCAGAAAGAGATAGTCGGGCTGCTCGAATCGATGGACACCACCCAATTGACTGAAACGCTTGCCCAAGGACAATTCGCCGCCGCCCTCTATGGACGCGTTCGCAATCAGAAGCCGCAATAAAATTATCGACCACCAAGGAGAGCAGCATGATCGATCAGCTAAAAAGCATCATCAAAGACAAATTTTTTGAGGCAGTTGCCGCCATCAAGAACGATCCGGTGAAAACTGGATTGCCGTTCGCGGCCGGGGTAGTCACTGGCCTTGTCCTGGGTGCAATATTCTAAATCGTGGCATAAAACCGTAGGGGTGAATCTCGTATTCGCCTCTACCATTACCCATTAAATTATGCCTGCCTTTGAATTCAAATTATTGCCCCCGGCGGAGGCCATCGAATTCTTTCTCCAGAAAGGCTACCTGATCGGCTTCAGTTGGGAAGATGTTTGGCAGCAGGAGCACCAGGCAGCGTTCACTGTCGCCAAGGCCATGCAGCTCGACATCCTGCGCGATATCCGCGAAGCAATTGATAGAGCGCTGACAGAGGGAATAACCTTTGAACAATTCAGCAAAGAGCTGGCTCCCTTGCTGGTGCAAAAAGGCTGGTGGGGACGCGCTAATATGGAAGACCCGGTCACTGGTGAAGTGAAGAATGTGCAGCTTGGCAGCACGCGCCGCCTTAAGGTGATTTATGACACCAACCTGCGCACCGCCCACAGCGAGGGACAATGGCAACGCATCCAGCGCAACAAGGACGACTTTCCTTATCTCAAGTATGACGCCAACAACTCAGAACACCCGCGCCTGGAACACTCCGCCTGGGATGGGTTAGTGTTACCGGTGGATGCCCCCTTCTGGCAGGCACATTACCCGGTCAAGGCATGGGGCTGTAAATGCGGCGTGATGCAACTGGATGAAGACACGCTGGATGAACTGGGCTTGAAACCTGCCGAACCACCGCAGGAGGAAACCTACACCTATATCAACAAGCGCACCGGCGAGGTGCAACGCATCCCGAAAGGTGTTGATCCCAGCTTTAACTATCCGCCAGGGGGACGATTGGCAAACCTGAATAAGATACTGGCTGACAAGATCGATCGCCTGCCTGATGATTTAAAAGTTACGGCAAATGGCCAAATCAAAAAAGCAGGGTTTTAAGCGATTTTCTGTGTTACTGGCTACTGTTGCCCTTATTTGAAAATTTTACCCGCGTTAACTAGGCGTTAAATCGCGTCTAATTGCTATTTGTGTGCAAGAGTTTAGATTAGAATTAATACATTTAAGCCAGTGAAGCTTTTGATCCTTCTTGTAAGGACTTGGGTACCGATACCTAGGATCTTCCAACTCCAGACCTTGAACA